CGTCAGCACGTCCTCCCAGTCGTCGTGGTAGATCGCCAGCCGGATTCCGGCCTTGGTTTTCCGGTTCTCCTCCTCGCGCGCCTTGGCCTTCAGGAACGACTGGAGCACCATAAATTCGACTCTCGAAATGTATGCCATGGTCACCTCACAGGACGGACACCCCGCCACCACGGGTGGGGAATAGGTAGTGGATTGCGTAGCCGAGCGCGTCGCTGATGTGTACCAGCCCGGTCTTCTCGGCCGTCTTGTCTATGCGCCCATCGGGTAGAGTCTGGACGCGCTGAAGATCGTTGATGGTGTGCTTACAGCTCGGGTCGACGTAGTACCGGCGCCGACCATCCACCGCCCGGCACAGGGAGTTGACAGAGACCAGCCGGTCGCGCTGTCGGGGGTTGACTGTCCGCGCCATGACCTCATAGCCAGCCTGCCGCAGGATTGCCAAATCGCTTTTGGTCGCGTTGCTGGATTCGGCGCCCCCGGTCGAGTCGGGGTAGATCGTCGCATTTGCCGCAGTGACGCCGATGTGCTGAAGGTGGTCGACCATCTCGTAGGTGTTCGACCTCGGCAGCCACACCTCGCCCCACTGGAGGAGCGCGTCGTTCTCCACGCGGCACAAGGTTGCGGTCATCGGGTCGACGTTGAAGTCCATGCCCACAACAAACTGATGCCCTTCGCCACGCTTCACCTCGCGGATATTGTCGGTACTGAACGCGTAATAGGCTCGGCCGGCATCAGACTCGAAAGAGCCTTCGTACTCCTGCCGGTAGGTGCGTTCGTCCAGCTCGCGCTTGACGGCGGCAATCTCGGCTGGTGCCAACACGTCGGCTGATAGCCACGAATACCAGCACCATTCGGGGTATTCTTTGCTCTCCGCATATGCTCCGATGCCCGGGAGAGTCGGCGGGATCACGCCATCGCAGGCAAGCATTGCCATCTCATACCCGAACCCCTGTCCCTCTGGAACACCATCGAGAATGGCAAAACCCTCATTTCCTGGGTCGGAAAACACAGGCCGGATGTTTTCGCCCCACACCCCGGACTTCAGGTCATCGATTTCGGTTATCTGGCACCCGCTCCACGGGTGGCCCTCGATGCGTTGCGGGCGATCGAGCCCCAAGACATGAATCTCCGATCCGTTGCGGAACCTCACCCACAGGTCAGAGTGAGATTCTTGCCAGCGCATGGCCAGAGGCAAGACGCGCTGGAGGCCGCTATTTCTCCCGGACCAAAATATGGCCTTGGCCTGCTGATGGGTGGGCGCGCCGAGGAAATAGCACTGGCCCGGGTTTTCGAGGGCGGCGAGGATGACCTTGCGAGTCCCGATCAGGGTCTTGCGTGATCGGCGGCCAGCAGTCACCACAATGAAGCGGTGAGGGTCGAAAAAATATCGCTTCTGGATCGGCGTCAGGGCCGTGATGGGTGGGAGGGTTGCGGCGCTCACAGTTTCGCCGCCTGCTCGCGCATGGCCGCGGCAATGTCCGCCAGCGCCTTATTGGCGTCTGACTCATTGGGTTGTGATTGCTCGTAACGCTCGATATACCCGCGCTTGCGGCCCCGACATTTGAGCAGGAAGATAATCGATGCTTCCCTCCCCTTTTTGACGTTGTTAAACAAGGCCGTTTCACCAAAGTCCACCACGGCGTCGTCAATGGTTTCGGCAGCGGCGCGGTAGTCGGGGTCCTTCTTCATCCAGTCGTAATGAGTGTTTCGGTCAATGCCAACCTCGCGGGCGGCATGGGTCACAATGCCTAAGCTCCTTTCCAGCGCGGCAAGCATGGCCTTCTTGCGCAGAGCAAGCGCAGCAGGGGCCTTCTTCATACCCTTTTGCGGCTGTCCGTCAGCGCGAATCCCTTTAGGCAAGGAGTTTCTCCCGGATGTGCGTGGCGATGGCCAGCATGAGATTCGGCGGGACGGAGTTTCCAATGCGCTCGATGGCGGCATTCCAGCCCGTGAACCTAAAATCATCCGGGAAGGAACCTAGCCGCTTGCGTTCAATTGTACTCAACGGCCGGGGCTCGCTTGGATGGTAAACCCCGCCGTATCCGGCCGCCTTTTGCAGCACGAATGACGGACGATCCCATAGCAGGCGCTTGTGTGATTTCTGCTTTCCGACAGAGCCACCCGGCCCGGCCTCTTGCCAATATTGTTTGTATTGCGCAGACATTCCGGGGCAGTCACCGCTCCCAGTGATTCCGGCAAATGCTTGGCGTACAGTCATCGGCTTGGTTTGCGGCTTCGGGTGACTTGGTTCAATTCCTAGATCGTTACGAACCCCGACAATAATTACTCTCTCTCGGCTCTGCGGGACGTTGTAGTACATGGCGTTCATCACTTCACCCTTCGCCTTGTACCCGCACTCCCGCAAGGTCTTGATGACCTGGAGGTATGCCTGCTTCATGTACCCCTTGACCATGCCGGTGACGTTCTCGAACACGAACACCCGGGGCTGGAGTTCGGTCAGCAGCCTGGCATATTCGTTGAAAAGCGAGTTCCTGGGATCGTCGAACTTGCGCTTGCCGGCAGTGCTGAACCCCTGGCATGGCGGCGACCCATCGAAGACGTCGAGTTCGCCCTTGTGAATCCCGGCCAGCCGCAAGCACTCGTCACCGCTCAGAGCTGCGATGTCGCCATGATAGACCGGCACATCGGGGAAGTTGAGCTTGAACGTCTCGACGGCATTGTCATCCCATTCCACCGCAAGCAGTTCCTTGAATCCAGCCAGCTTGTACCCGAGGCTGGATCCGCCGCACCCGGCGAACGTGCTGATGACCGTCGGTTGATTCACCACTTGAACCCACACTTGGGGCATTCGTGCTCGGTCTCCGACATGCCCTTTTCGTCGATCTCCTTGTTCTCTTCGGGGATGGAGAAGTCTGGGATGTCAACACCCCACTCGGCCAGCGGCAGATCGTCCCATTCGTTGGCCAGGGCATCCCAATCCCACTCGCCGAAGGAGGAGTTGTCCTTGATGATGAACTCCCGCTTCTGGGCGGCGGTCAGTTCATCGGCGCGTTTCACCCAGGCATCCGGCAGATCCTTGTACCCGGCCTTTTTGAGCGCCAGAAAGCGCATGTTCCCGCCGAGAATGACGCCGTTCTCATCCACCACGATCGGCCGGAGGTCCATCATCTGGGGCAACTGCTCGATGGACTTGATCAGGCGCTCGGCGTTCTGCTGGGTAATCCGGCGCGGGTTCTTGGGGTTCGGGTGTATGTCAGATATCTTCACTCACCGCCCCCGAAAGCCGATCGTCCCGTGGCTCTCACCGTCGCCATCATCACCGGAGCCGACGGCATCCGTCGAGGCATCTCCACTGCTCCGGTCCTCCATCACGCGCTCGATGGTCTTCTTGGCCATCACGTTGGCAGCGCAGTAAACGCCGTACGCCCACGAAAGCAGCGCCGCGAGTTCCAACCCATTGATGCGGCCGAGGTAGCAGAGCCAGATCGAGGCCGCTGTCACGAGGACGAACAGCCACAGCTTGACGCTCGCCAGTTTATACATGCTCACACCCCCTTGCTGATCCGGTCGATGATCTCCTGCCGGCGCGCCTCCCGTCTCAGGTCCTCATCGCTCCGCTGGTCCTGACGCCACATGAGCAGGGCGAGGACCGCCGCGAACAGAACCATGCCGATATCGAGGTAGATGCTCATCTCAGACCTCCTTGACCCGCGCCCCGTTGGGGAGCAGGTACCACCACTGCCCGTCTTCGCGCCCGGTCGCCACTCCAACGTGGATGAAATGCCGCCGAATATCGAGGTAGCACTGATGCCACCGGCGCGAGAGTCCCGACAGCACCAGCCAGCCAAACACCAGTTTCGGGTCAACCATGTTTCCGTCGGTTGGATCGATCAGGTACCAGTCGGCGGCTTGGCCGAGACGATGCTGGGATGTTGCGGACCCGCCGACCAGGGCGTTGAGTTGATGGCAACGGAAACCTGAGGTCACGCGCACCACCAGCTCCCGGTGGAAATACCGACCAGCAGCGGCGCGGATCAGTTCCAGCAGTTCGGCGGTCTCGCGTAACCCATCCATCACCACCAGGTCGGTCAGCGCGGCCTGTCGATTGATGGCCACCATACCAGGATGGTGGGGAGAGTCCGTCAGCTCGTCGAACGTGAAATGCTCGGTCAATCGGCTGCCCATGCCCTGACGATAGCCGATGGCGGATCAGTTGTCCGCACCTGGCGGGCGTTTGAAACCACGGTTTAGCCGCAGTTTGTAGACGCCTCTTGTGATCTGGACGCAGAGACC